CTACGGGATTGTAATGTCACTTGTAGCGCTTTGGCCGTTGCAAGTCACCATAACGCGACCGGTGCCGGGCTTCGTGCGATTGCCGATCTTCCAACTCCATGTCACTTTCCCATCGGCATCCGCCGTTTGGTCCCCTAGACCGACCGCAACGCTTGCCCTCCCCGATGGAGTCGTATACGAGATTGAGCAATTAGCGCCGGGCGTTGCTTGAATCGTGACGCTGGCATAGCCTCCGGGATACCCCCCGGTTACTGAAACAAATGTTACCGCTGCCGCTGGCTGGGCGGCGGGAGCGGGATTTGCCGGCGACGACAAAGACGGCGCTGTGGCCGCATCGGCTACCGCCGGTTGAGTGGTCGGGGCCCGACCGACGATTTTGGTGATTCCCTTGACCCAGGATTTTGAGTCGTCGGAGTACCGAAAATAAACGACCTCATAAGACTCGCCTATAACGGCACCGTTTTTGAAGGCGTCCAGATCGGCGCGATTCTTGATCGGCACATCGCCAAACTTCGTGATTATGTCCGCGACTTTGATGCCCGCGGCGTCGGCCGGGCTATCAGAAACGACCTCAATCACAAAAACGCCCGATTGCCAGTGCGGCAAGATATTCGCTAGTGTCTGCGTATCCGGTGAATTCGAGAGTTTTTGTTTAGCCTCCGCAAGCATGAAAAACTTGAGGCCAAAACTGACCTTCGGATGGTCAGGGGTAGGGGAACTGTCCGGCACCGGGGACGGAGCAGCTACGGTTTCCGAATCTACATTCTCTCTGACGACATATCTTTTGTACGCGGTTATCCAGTCGGTAGCGATTTCCTTTTGCGCTTCATCCAGCGCGATTTCGTGTTCCTCCACCATTGAATGCAGTTTGTTTTCAAGGCGGTCTTTAACGTGAGCATTCCATGCCCCGTGATATGGTTCCGGCCAGAGGTTCTTAATGTCATTGCTCCCGCCCAATTCAAGCGGTATCAAATGGTCAACCTCGTATTCGCCGGGTGAATGTTGGGCGATACCGTATTCGGCGAATACTCTTTCCTTCTCGGATTCTGGAACGTCGCGGACTGATTTTGTGTAGCCGGGCCGAGATAGCGTATCGGCGGTAACGTCGGGGAATATGTCGCCGGGGGTCAAATTCGGATCGGGCATCCAACCATTGGCTATCTCCTGTTGAAGATCAAGCGGTTGGGCTGTTTGGGAAAATAACGGGCTGGCGATTAAGGCTAGAAAAACGATTCCGATAAGGGACTTGTAGCGCATGGACACCATGATAGCACTCTCGCGAATCGGCGCGAAATTTCTTCGTCGCCGTACTGTCCCCTAAATAGCTGACAAACAAATGCCGAACTACTCGTCTTGCGAAGCGGCCAGGGAGTATCATTCCGAATGACCATGACTGATGAGCGAATTCAAAAAGCCGTCCCGATCTATCTCGCCCAATACCGTCACGGCGACCAGCAGCCCTCTTTTACCCTAAGCTCAGTCGAAACCGTCAACGAAAAATGCTACATCGTTCTGCGGGATATTGACGGAATTCTCGCCGTATACCGCTACATGAAGGATGGATCGTTCAAGCACATGGTAAGGTGGCCGAAACAGATACAATGATTCCAATGGCCAAACCCCATTACATCATCCGCGAGAAAAAGCATCCGGGCGAGCAGCCGACAAGGATCATCAAAGGCCCCGGTCTCAGCCCCGAAGGATTGTCTACTGAAAACATATCCACGCATGAGATTCAGGACGCACTTGAAGCGGCCTACGCGGCGGGGCGTCGAGTCATTTCACCACGTCAATCATCGAGCGAATCTGCTTAATTTCCCTTTCCAGCCAATTGATTTTCGCTTCAAGGTCTTTTCGGACATTGGTATTGGTTGCGGCCTTTAGGCGTTGCGTTGTATCAAGTAATTGACTTTGACGGGTCTTAAGAACCGAGAGCAGATTGAGCACCGCTTCTTTGAATTCTTTGGACTCGAATTTGTTCACGTCGATGGGGTCCGGGTCATTGATGTTTGGCATGCGCAAGATTTTAACCGATGTTGGCCTGCTTGCCTATTCAACCAAACAAAACCCCCGATGGTTCGAGTCACCGGGGGCTTGGATAAGCAGCCGGTCAAGCTGCGGTAGGGTCGTCAGACTGAAAAATTGTTCTGGGGCAGACTTGTACCCGGCGCGAACGTGCTAAAGGCAAATCCCCCGTTTGGTCCGGAGTTGTCGCGGTGGTCGTGGGGTGGTACGCCGATAGGGGCTGGCTGACACGCATACGAAAAGACGTAGAACGGCACAGATCCATCGGCCCCCGCGACTTGAGCGGGAGTACCACCGGCCAGCGTCACGGTGCCTGTGATAATCGTTCCGTCAAAAGGTTGAGCAATTCCGTAGCCGACGAATTGCATCCAGACAACCGTACCCGGATCGAAACCTTTGTTACCATTCGCTTCGCGGGCATTACCGAAGCCGTAGACATAAGGATCGGCAAACTGCCATGTACCTGTAGTGATACCGTTGATGGAAGCGCTTGACGAAAGATTTGGAAGGCATGGTGATACGGCGGTCCAATCCCAAAATGTCCCCGAAATATCGCACCCCATGATCGCGGCCCAGAAACCCATGCCGGGGGTCAATGACGGGTTGCTGGCGCCGTTCAAACTGCTCGACGTCTGCTCAATTTTGCGCACCACTGCTGCGATCCGCTTGGCCGCGTCAAGGGTAAAGTTTACGCCGCTCATGCGAATGCCAGTGCGGTCCAGTCCGCAGTTTTGTAGGGTTTGAAATCGAGCACGAATGGAGTATCGGTTGCGTTCGGCTTTTTGTTCCCCGATCCATCCAACGGCCACGGCTTCGTCACGGGGTTGCCGTTGGCGTCGATGATCCTGCGGAGTGATTGCGTGTTCGTGGTGGCATTGCCGACCAAAGAATTGAATCCGACGTCAAGCGGTTTATCATCCCACCCCGCCGTCTTGCATTTGAAAACGTAGGTTTTCGCGTAGTACGTTAGTGCCGTTCCATCGCGCAGAGTCTTAAACGATTTCACGGCACCGATGGGCGATAGTTTGAGGATACCGGCCCCGAAAGTTGTACCGTCAAGACTCACAGTACCTTGATTGATCGTGTGGCTATACGCATCATTGGCCGCCGCGTTATTCGTGGCTTCGTTGCGGGTCATGGTAATGGTCAGCATCCCGTTTTCACGCTGAAGGAATTGCTCAAATGCTTCTCCCGCTGAATTGGTGACTTGATACGGCCCCGGGGGAGTAGCGCTTATGGGGGTATTGTCCTGAAAGTAATTTTCACTTGACTCCTGATATGACCAAGTAAATCCGGGCGGTTGATTCAGCGGGTTATCGTCGGGGGCGGACGGGTCAAGGGTTGTAAATTCGGCTTGTACTTCAAAGTGTCGATCCGATCCGTTGCGTGGGTCAACGTCCAGTCCGGAGAGATACGCCACGTTGCCATCGGCATCGACAAAGGCCGTACCGGGGTCGGGGATTCCATCCGCCAGGATCGCCAGGGCGGGGCCGTCATTGCCATCATCGCAAGTCACTAGCCACATGAGGTAGTGCGTCATTTTGTTGACGCGGTACTGTGAGCGGCGGCGTTCCCAGATTGGTTCAACGGCTAGGATGCTCACAAATCACCCCTTGTAAATTCAGCCCGCAGGATGCGAACGATATCCCGCACTTTTTGAGATATGCGCGATTCCGTCATGCCTAGAAACTCGCCAACTTCCCGCTGCGTCAAGCCTTGCAGAAAATGAAATCCAATCACGATGGCATCGGTCAATTTTCGATTGTTAAGGGTCCAAGTGAAGATCGTAGCCGCATCCATCGCCGCCCCCGGCTCATGTACGCGCGGATCGGCGAGCATATCGCCAAACTCGTATTGGCCTTCCCACGATACAAATCTTTCGTTCAAGGATTGATTCACTAGACATGGGCGGCATTCCATCGCATGTGCAAATCTCTTTTTATCCAGCCCGACCGCCTTGCGGATTTCCTCATGGGTCGGTTGTCGGCCGAGTTGACCTAAGAGCTTATTTTCCGCGGCGTCAATGTCCCGTAGCCGGGTCATTATTGCGCGGGTGTGCGGTGCCAATTCCCGCAGCCCGTCAATCATTTCGCCAAATATGCGACGGCGAGCGAATGTCGCAAACTTAACGCCAGCCGTGGGGTCAAACTTGCGGATGGAGTCCAGTAGCCCGGCCGTTCCATAGGCAATCAAATCGTCCCGTAGTACAAGTTTCGGAAGCCGCCTTCCAAGCGCTTCGGCTTCACCGGCGACAAACGGTTGATAAAGTTTGACGATTTCCCCCTCTACGGCACTACTCCGCGTGCGGACGTATTTCGTCCACAGTTTTTGTTCGACCTTTTGTGGGATTGTTGGGGTCCGCTCGCTCATCCAATGTCTACCGTTTCATCATCCGCCGCGTCATCTTCCGTGAGTTTGTTTTCGATCCGCTGAAGGATCAACCGCGACTGGTACTGCTCGTTGTATTGGAGCTTGGAAATCTCATCCTTGTTGGAGTTGATTTTCTTTTGGCCCTGATTTTGGTCATAGGCATAGCGTTGGGCTTCAGCGCTGCCAGCTTCCATGATCTGCGGGCCTTGCGTCTTGGCCGCGTCCTCAAGTTTCTGGCGGGCTTGTTGAACCGCGCGGCCGTAGGTATCCCAGTCAATCGCCCCGGAGTTGAGCAGATCGGATAGCTTGCCGATTTGCTGTTCGTACTTTTCCATCGGGGTCCGCGTCGATTCAAATACCGACTTGGCCGCGGATTGTTGTGCCTCCAATTTCTTTTTCGCGGCCTCAAGCTGACCCAGCTTGTCGATGAGTTGTTGGGCTTCGGCGATTTGCGATGCACTGGCGCCCAGCGATTTCAAGTCAAAGATTTTCTTTTGGGCCGAAGTCTGACCGAACGTATCAACACTCTTATGAAGCTCGGCAAGGGTTTCCGTCACCTTTTTGGCGTTCGCTGCGGCCTCCTCAAGTTTCTTACTCCAATCCTCAGCAGCATCGGCCCCGCCGTTCATCTTGGCAGCATCGGCGGCGATAGCGGTTGCGGCTTTGTTACTTGCATCTTCAATGGATTGCATCGCCGCGTGTGCGGCCTTGCTATTCGCCCCGGTTGCAAAATCGCTCCAATCCTGACCGGCCTTGTGAAACGCTTCGGTGCCCGTTTCATAAAATCCCTTTGCAAGGTCATGGGCGGCCTGTCCCATGCCGGTCTGCGTGATATGAAGTTTTTTCAGCAGCCAGTCCAGCGCATCAATGACGTACCCGATGGCATCAACGATACCGCCTAGCGCGAAGCTGGCTCCGCTGCGGAGCATTTGCCAGCCAGCCTCAATGATTGAGAGATAATCCGCGACGTATGCGATAGCATTCAACACCGCACCGAATCCGCTAACGATCATCCCCGTTGCTCCGCGTCCGGACGTTGCAAATCCAACGAATTTGTTGGCGACGGCGGTAATGAACGGGGAAAGCTGAATTGCCAGTGTGTTCATTACCCCGGTCAAAACGCTTTGCAATTTGATAATGGATTGATTCGCAAGCTCTACCTTGGCGGCATCTACGCGGTTGAATGTTACGCCAAGTTTTGCAGCTTCGGCGGCTGCGGCTTTGATGCCTTCCGATCCCTGCATCATCATGGGGAGCAACTCTTGGCCCGACTTGCCAAAGATCGCTACGGTGGTTGCTGCGCGCTCTGCCGGATTCGTTATTGACTTCAAACCGTCCGCGATTTTCTCAAATGCTTCATCGGGGGCCATGGACGCTAGTTGTTTCGCGTTCAAACCAATTGACGCTAGAGCAGCGGCAACCGGGCCGCCCTTCTCAGCCGCCTCGCCGAGATTCTTTAGCATCTTTTCAAGGCCACCAGTGAGGGTTTCATTTTCGACGCCCGCCAGCTTGGCCGCGTACTGCAATCCCCCTAGTTTTTCGGTTGCGATGCCGAGCCGGTCGGATAACCGACCCGTCGCGGCAATGGATTCCATCGACCCTTTGACCAGCAATACAAGCGCCCCGGCGGATGCTATCCCCGTTAGGATGCCGGTCAATGAAAAGATTTTGCTGCTGACTTCGGATACCACATTGCCGACAGACTTCAGCCCTGACGCGGCGGTTTTCATCGTCGCGGAGAATCCGCCGATTGACGCGGTAAGCATGACGTTGAGTGATGCAATTGTCGGCACACGATCCTCACATAAACTTTCCGCCCATCATCGCGTTCATCCGGATGCAAATTTGCTTCATTTGTTCCGCCGTCTGCGGCTCGGGCTCAGGTTCGGGCGGTCCAAACTTCGGCATGAAATCGGACGGCTTCCAATTGCTTTTATCCGTCATGCAGTTGGCTACCACGCTTGCAATGATCCCCGCACGCAAGTCATCGCGCTCTTGGCCCCATGGATCGAGGTTATAGAACGCTTGCCACTCGGATAGTTCCCGTGCGTCGATGCGTTCCAACAATTCCCGCACGGTCATGCCCAGCCGAGCGGCTAATCGGAGATAGAACTGCCGCTCAGGCCGGGCAATCAGTTTTTTTCAAGCTCGGCAACCTCTTTCGCGCCGATGCCGCTAAGTCGCTGGGCAACGTCAAATATGCGGTCCAACGCCTTACCCGATTTCTCGCCAAGCGCATCGGCATCCGCGTCGGTAAAGACACGGACGCCCTTATCGTCAGTAAGAACGCGGACAGCCAACCGTGCGCGGACATTCACAAGGTTTGTGCCGCCCTTTTTCTTGGCGTCGATGATGCTCTGTTCAAAAGCATCACGTTCCTTACCCTTGAGGGTCTTGACGTAAACAACGCCAGCCCATTCGGGAACCTGCACTTCCTCAATGGGCAAGTCGGATGCGCCTAGAATCAATTCTTTTGAAAGCATGATGATCCACTCCATATTTGCGGTTTAGGATGCGGGGATGAACACCGGTTGACCGGCGACCTTGACCGTTATGTCGGCGGTAACGAGATTTTCGCGGTCCACTTCGTTTCCGAATCCGTTGATGTAGCCGGGCCATTGCCACTGTGAGCCGGTAGTCGGCTGAGTCCCATCGGGGAACGTGATTTTGTATCCAAGCGGCTGACGGAATAGGCCATAAACCGTCGCATTTTGCGATTTGTCGAACTGGATTTTCATTTCGACGTTATCGCCCTTAGCCCAGCCCGGCGCGGACGTTTCAAACTCGCCGGGCGACGTGAGCGTCGATGTATCAATGTCTTTCGCGACGATCTTCATCGCATTCTTAATGTCAATCACGTTTGCGAAATTCGTCCACGAGGTTGTGCCGCTTGGCGTAGGTGCATTCCCATACGCCATCTGTGTACCATAGCCACCTACGCTCATAACTCACCATCCTTTTTATTCTGCTGCCATGAACAGCGCATCAATCGACACGCCGTAACTAGCGGGGGTCGCCGCACCGGGCAGAACCACCACTGGTATATCTCGGAAGTTTTGCGTAAGGATATAACTAAACATAGTTCCGTCCGTTGTACCTACATAGCCATCAAGCGCATCGCGGGCCGCTTGAGCTAATGATTTAGCTTGCGATTTTGTCGGCGCTGAGCAGTTCACTTGCATACGCCCATTTACATAGCCGCCGCGGCCTTTGAATGTCATACCTGGTGTCGCCGAAATTAGGTTCAATACTATGGACGGCTGACGTTCATTTTGCGGCCGAACATCAAAATAAACCCGACCATCGGCGATAGCTTCCACTTCATCGTCACTCGAAAGCAGTTGCAGGAAAGCTACGTCAATCACGTTTAGCCGCCTCCCGCTCAATTCCCTTACCGAGTCGGGTTTTCATAACGTCCAACATCTGGCCTTGAGTCTCATCGAACGCGGGCCGCAGGAATGGTTGAGGCGGTACAAAGTTGCCAGCCCGATCAATGTGGCCACCTTCAACTAAATGCCCGTAGCGCCATGGCACCCGCAATTCGCCTTCATATTCCCCCGATACCGCGGTGTTCGGTCCAACTAGCCCCACGACGGTCATTGACTCCGGATAGGTTTTGATCTTTTTGTCTAATGACTCCCCTAGCAAACCGGATTCTTTTTCCACCTTGGCGCGGGCTGATTTGAGGCATGGAGTCAACGCGACGTTGACCGCTTGACGGGTAATCTTTCGCTCTACCCGTTCGCCAAGGGTCTGGAACAATTTTTCCAGTTCCTTATCGCCCATCAATGTAGCGCCACCGGCCATTATGAAACTCCTACATTTTGCCTTGCTTCAATCGCCAGTTGTCTGCGTCTACCATCGGGGTCTACGCAACTAAGAATCTCAAGCGTCTGGCCGCGATAGGTAATCCGGAACGTGTTATCAACCCCGGCCATGTACCGCATCAAAACGGTGTAGCTTATTTCCGTTTGTACCCCTTGATTGACTAACGGCTCGATACCCTTTGTAGGCGTTACATTCGCCCATACGTTCGCAAAGGTTGTCCAGCCGGGCAGTTCTCCAAAGCGCGGGTCATCGGTCGGGGCCGGCGCCAGCAGTGCAATGAAATCTCTCATGCGACCGGCACGCATTTAATTCACGATCCTTCCCGCATTATTGATCTTTATCCGTCGCCACTTGCCTTTATCGAGTCGCATTAGCCATGATTTATTCGTCACCGCGACGATCCACCCATGGGGGATACGAAGCGCGATTCTTGCTAGTAGCGCGGCAACGATGAGCAACCATCTTGCGTACCACCTCAACCGACATTCGACATTGACTTTCACACTTGCCATTTCAACCTACAATTTCGGGGTACATTTCTTGGTTAATGATGGACTGCACCGCCATCGGTACAACCGATATGGTCCGGTCGATAGCCCCCTCGCGGTTCTCATAGTAATGGCCGACAAGCAGTTGGATTAGTTCCTGAAGGATCATGGGAACGGTGTCGGAATACCCCGCCGTGAAAGCGATTGTCACCGCGTTCGCGTAGTGGCCGGTAATGGGCCAGCATTGACCCGGATTGAGTACGATCCGACCGGGCCGCACGGTGTTATCAACCGTATAGGCGGTAGGCGACAAGGTTTGATTGTTGCCGCTTGGGTCGATGTATTGAACCGACTGGACGCTAATCAGCGGGGGCTTAGGTAGCTTGATTTCACGCAGATCGTCATCATGGAGATTGTGGACCGGAAACCAGTCCGTAACCCCGTCATTAAAGGCATAGTCGGAATGACGATGGCGGCCCGGAAACGCAACGCGGGTCAATTGCCACTGGCGCTCGCAAAATTGTTGTCGGGTTTGCGTCTCGGCGTACTCAAGCGCCGCCTCAAGGTAAACTGTTAGGGTTGGATCATCGCTGCTGGATGCCGGAATACTTCCGCTGGCGGCAATGTCATTGACGATCCGTAGGTGTTGCTTGACCTGGGCAAGCGTCACCGGATTCGAGGATGGTGATAGCGCTATCAGGCCCATATCAACCCTCTGGGGTTTCTAACTCGTCTTTGAGCGTGGCCGTTTCGAGCTTGACCGGGGCCTTGACCAATACCGCGAAGCCGCCCGCGACAAGCTGCTTTGCTTCTTTGTCGGGCCGGTCAACCTCATCGCCCGGCTTACCCTTCCATGCTCCTATCACTGGTTTGGTCAGCCGGATTTTCATGGTTCACCACAACGGTAATCGGAGCTTCAAAACATCGAACACGGCTTCGCGCGGTCCGGGGAATACAACCGTGAAAAGCGGGGTGCCGAATGGACTGGTACTCTGATAGAAACCAGTTTGGCCCACGGACGGCCCGGAGATATGGCCGCTTGGACCGATGTACCCTGACGGGTCCGGAGTCAGCGGGATATAACCCGCATTGCTGTATAGCGTATAAAGACTACCTGACGGGGATGGCCCGACCGGGATAGCGGCATTGCGGGCAATAGCGTCCGCAGCACCGGAAGGGGAAACACTGACGATGCTACCTGCGGGGTAATTGACGCCGGAGCCGCCCGCCACGTTTTGTAGAATCTGGACGTTAACCATTGTGGACCTCGCTTGAGAATTGTGAAATACCGCCCCGGCCCGGAGTAAGACCGGGGCGATATAAACCTAAGCCCTTAATTCGAGCCGAGGGTAAGCAGCTTGACCGCGCGGGTGTCGGCCAAATTGCCGTCATGTCGGCTGAACACCTTGTAGCCAATCAATCCGTCACTGATGAAAAGTTCATCAGCGCGGACGATCCACGGTGCGGTTACGTCACGCAGGAAATAGCGCGAGAAGTCGCCAAACGCCATGACGTTGCCACCGGCGCCAGCGGTTGCCAGTTGGGGCATGTCATTGTTGACTACATATTTGTAATCGAGGATCGCGCTGGGTACGCCCGTCTCGCCCGCCGACCAGATGTACTGGCCGAGTGGGTTTTTCAATTTCCGTATCGCGGCAAGGGTCATATCGTGCAACATGATGAAGCACTTACCCGTATTGCGGTACGCGGCATCCAAGCTATGAATGAAGTCAATCAATTCCTCGTACTGCACAGCGTTGTGATACTCCGTAGTAAGGCCGGTAGTTGCGGCTGTCAGGAAACCATCTGGCTGGCCGTTGCCAGTTCCCGTAGTGGTATAGGTATTGAGCGCGCGGCCAATACGCTCACTGGCCATCGACAGGATGGTGGCCTCGACTGGATAAGCGGCGTCTTGAATCAATTCCAAACTCAGCTTGATCCACGTCGAGTCAAATTTGTAAGCATTCAAAGTAATGGTATTAGTTGACGGGTCATTCTCACTTTCACTATCCGACCCCTCACCCACCAGAATGCCCGTATTTGACGTATCATTCATTCCGGGTACGGTGAAAGGATTGCCGTCCGAAGTCGGTAGTACGGTAGCCCCGCATTGCCGGACACCCGCATACCACTTCATGCCCAAAACAAGCTGGTCATAAAACGGCCGGTCGCCGACAACGCCCGCACCCGTCACGGTCAAAGCGCGCGTTTCATTGTCCGCCAATTCGTTTTTGCCGAACCGCAGATACTTATCGAATGCGGCGCGGGCCTCAGCCTTTTTCACTTCCGCTGCTTTTTCGGGAGTATTCAGGTCATCGCGGCCGATGCGCGTTTCACCCTTGCCCTGCTTGGCCAGTTCGGTTTCAAGCTCCTGCGTCCGCTCGTATTGCTCGATTTGAACCTTGCGTTGCTCGGCTTTGGTATTGTAATCGTCGAATTCTTTGTTTTCGGCTTCCGTCAAATCCCGCTTTTCGGTATCCGACTTCGCCAGGATCGCCTTCATCTTAGCAAGGAATTCGCCGCGCTCTTCCCGCAGTTGCTTGATCTTCTGCCACATAGACAACTCACTTTCGTCTTTGAAATGATTTGCCAGTCCCACAACGGAACCAGCGGACGAAAGGCAGTTGAGTCAGTGGTCAGCGAAAGCTCCGAAGCTGATTCTCGGCCTCTCAATACATACGGTCGGTATCATACCTACAATCTTTAGTTACTTTGCAGAATGTCGATTTTGATACTTCACTACATACTAGCTTGGGCGGTGCGTATTACCTTACTTCGCTTCTCATAGTTTGGCCGCGGAGTCGGTTCGGAGAATTGAGCGGCAATGGAAGGATCAACGCGGGATTCAATAGACGTGGCCCCGTATGCTGGAATTGAGGTTACTGTCACTTCTTTTAGATTGATATTGGTCAATTCGCGGATATTGGCGTTATTCTCTTTTATCAACCGCTGGCCCCCGGTTGGCACCGTGAAACCAAACGACATACCGCGAACGTCTTTACGGTCTACCAGCGCTTTAGCGTCTTTCGCATAGCTCGTATCGGGTAAGTCGATTTCAAACCGCAACCCCTTATCATCCTCAGATAGTCTCAAGGTATTGTTTGAAGTACGGCCGAGTAGCTTTGATGGATCATGGTCCACCAGGGCGCGAATATCTTGACCCCCGGATAGCGCGGTTTTGAAAGCACCGGGTAACACTCTTTCCTTGAATCCGCCAAGATCGGCAGATAGCGAATTGTAGACCACCGCGTAGCCGGTCAACTTGCTCGGCTGGCCAGCTTCGCCGATCCGCAGTTCAAGGTCACTAGCCTCGATAACTCGAATTTCATAATCGTTTGTCATTTTCAAACCCTCACTTTGGTTAGCACTTGATCGGCGATGAGCGCCGGTCGGACTGTTTCCCATTCATCAACAATGTCATCGGCCGTGGCGCCCAGCTTAATCGCCGCATCCAACGCCCGGATGGATTCAATACAATGCAGCTTCGCATATTCAGCGGGAGTGATACCTATCGCAGCGGCCTTGAATGATGCGGTCATGGTTCGGGTTACAAGGTCAGCGTGACTCGCATAGAAAGTTGTGGCCCATGCGCGTAGCTCATCGGGGTGGCCGACGTATTTTTTAGCGGCCCGTGCAAGGGCCTTTGATTCCTTGGTTAGCACGCGCTGCGCGGCGTCAATGATGAGCGCCCGGCTGGCCGGGGCTTGATCGTCAACGTCCGATTTTGGCGGGGTCGGTGCGGTCAATGCGCTACCCCCGCCGATAGGCGTCATGTTCAAAGGTTGGAGCAATGAATCGCCGCCATCGACCGGTGGTAGGCCCTCGCGTTTGCGTATCTCATTGACCGTCAACCAACCACCTTGACGGCCCTGCATATAGGCAGCGTTGCGAGCGGCAATATCGGCGCGGAGCAATCCATCAAGATCAAACTTGACCTCAAGCGATGGTTTCTCCCGCTCAAGAAACAGTTTGCGATTTGCTTCTTGCTCCCATTTTACGCACCACGGTTGCAAGCAATCCGATACGAATTCGCGGGATTGAAATTCGATATTTGAGAATGTGCCCCGCTCAAGATCGCCTACCTTGTGAAGTGGCACGCGATAGATTCGCGCTATCTCCCGAATCTGGTTGACGCGGGCCTGCAATGCCTGGGCCTTTTCAGGGTCGGTACTGGTAGGGGTAAATTTGTAGTCGGGCGGTAGTAATCCAATCTTCAATGCATTGTCAGGCCCCGCATATTTCTTTTTCCAACTTGCAACAAAGTTTTCGACGGCCTCCGGTTTCATCCCCGGTGGCAGCGTCAGGATGCCGCCGACGTTTGATCCATTGCCGAAAAACTTGGCGGCGAACCGTTCAAGGGCCAATGACAGCCCGACCGATTGCCGCGCTTCCATGATCGGAGAGATTGGCGTCACGCCGTCTATCGTCAAATTGATAACGGAAAATACCTGGTCCGGCGTCAGGTAAGTCATCGTCGTGCCGACCTGCGTCAGATAGAGCAACCGCCCGAACATGCGAATGGGCCGAGTCACCGCGGATCGGAGTGGGTATAGAGCAATTGGCACCCCTTGTTCGTCTTTTTCGATGAACGCATTGCAATGGCCCCAGAGCAAAAGATTGAGCATCATTGTTTCGCGGAACACTACGCTGGTCATCAACTCATTTGGCTCATCATGCAATAGACGATAAACCGGGTGGTCGATCACCTTTTCCGCTTGATCCTTTTTCTGGACGTGGACCGGGAGCGTACCGATTGTGTTAGCGATCACTGACACACAAGCATAGACCGCGCTTGCCGTGAGGGCCGTATACTCATCAACAACTATCCCAGCATCGGAGCGGCCAACCGAATTGAAAATGCCGATGGTAGGCGGAAGATAATCCGATGGTTGCCAATTCGGATTGGTTGGCTGCCAGCCCCCGCCTTGAAAACTCATCCGCTTTTCGTCATTGCTACGGCCAAACAATCTTTGTAACAAACCCATTTTCTCGCCTCACTCTCGATTTCAAAGCGTTATCAATTCCGGATGCTTTTCGTAGTAATTGGAATTGCCCGGAGCATCCTTGCCTTTGCCGAATTTGAGACTATTGACGGCCATATTCATCGAAACTACTGAATCCACCCGGCCCCGCGAGCGGCCCTTTACTACCCAGGTGTTTTCTTGGTCATCGACCTTTATCGCGGCGCAACTTACTTGCCATGAGAAACAAGGATTCAGCGGATGGACTAATTCCTTAGTGATTACCATCCGTTCAACTTCCTTTGTCGCGGGGGATAGTGACCAGCCTTGCCGAACGGTTACAACGGGCAATCCCGCGTCGATGAGATTTGAAAGCAGCATCTGCTGGCCAGCCCCATCGGCCCCGATTTCGACAACATCCAGAATTTCGCAAATTGCCTTGACTCTTTTTTCGACCGCGCGATAGTCAACAGCGTTGCCATCCGTCGCGGTCAGGTATCCTTGCTTGACCCAAAGTTGATATGGTGCCCGATCCTGCTTCTGGCGTCTCAATGCTCCGGCGACGGTGTTATCCCCCGGTATGAAAATCTCCGGCCAGATATAAACCTTGCCATCTTTTTCAATGGCCGCGACAACCGCCGTCGTGTCAACGCAACTACTCAAGTCAATTCCGAGTGCGGCCTTGCAACCTTTGAAGTCCTCAAGTTTGAACGGTTGACCGCATTGCTGCCATTGCTCCAATGACAACCATGCCTTAGCTGCATGGACCCACTGGTTCAACGCGAATTGGCGAAAGATGCTCATTTTCCGGGGAACCTGAAGCGCTTCGCGGTAATCCTTTTCGTACTCACTCACCGGCACCGTCACGCCCAGGTTAGGCGCGGCCAATCTCCAATTGTCGGGATTTGAAATATCCGCGTCGGCCGGTACTTCATAGATGCACGGAAGGAATGTCGGATCGGCAATCAATCCATCCCGTACCCCGCAAGCGTACTGGTGGACCTCGGCGGCGATAGATTCAGGATCATCCCCCGCAGTAGTTGTAAACAGTAATAACGGTTGGGAACGCGCTCTAGTTGAAGTCTCAAGAGCGTCAACTAACTCCGCATCGACTACGAATAGCTCATCGACCAAAACCCCGTGAAGATTGCCGCCGTGGAGCGTAGCGGAATTGGAATGCAGAACCTTGTACGTCCCACCATCGGTCAGGTGTCGGATTGACCGCGATAGAATCTCTGCGCGGGTCGATAGCTGTGGCTCAGCTTGGATCATTGCGACGGCCGCCTTGAATATTTTGGTTGCCTGCTCACTACTCCCCGCAGCAGATACTATTTCCGGTGCCGGCTCACCATCGCAGAATAGCAAATAATTAGCGATGATCGCGGCTAGTTCGGTTTTACCTTGCTTTTTAGCGATGAAAAGCAACGCCTTGCGGAAACGTCGCGTGCCGTCCGCAATGGATCGCCAGCCAAATAGGTTGCCGAGAAATGCTACCTCCCACGGTTGCAGCACCACCTTTTGGCCTGTCCATTTTGAGTTGGTGAACGTACAAATCTCGTGCGCGAAATCGACAACACGCTGCGCGGCCCAGCGGTCGAAATAAAACCCGTCCGCATTAGCCCACGGGTCGAATCCGGGGATTAAAGTGCGGCAAGCGGTTTCAATTTGGTCTGCTGTCCAGGTCATTTACTTCCAATCTCAAGGGCAAATTAAAAAAGCGTTCCTTCGTATCGACTTGCCCCGCTGGCGGCATAGTGACTTCAATCCGCGAACGCGCGGACGGATTCATGCCGAACGCCGTTTCGATGCGGGATAGTTCCTCAGATAGCCCCCGGATGATTGATGCGAACGCGCTCGGCTGGATCGCCTTTACTTTTCCCTCTGCATCCTTGTACACGCTAACTTCCCCAGCCTTTTCGATCATCTGCAACGCCTGACGCCACCGTACCCATGTTGTCGCGTAACGGATGATCGCATTTCCATCGACGGCCCCGATCAACCCCATGGCGCTAAGCATCTTTATTACGCGGCGAAACTCTTTTTTGGCGTCGGCGTTCAACCACTTCGGGCATGTTGGTTTTCCAACCGGGTGCGCCTCATTGGCCACAGCACGATCGGCGCGGAACGTCCCGCGTTGCAACTTGATTGCGGTCGGGATAGGTTTTGGCCCTCTGGTGCCCACGGCTATGCCTCCCCTTTGACCGCAACCCACCCCGCGAAATTCATCCAGCGCCAGAAGCAATCGACCTCACAGAAACCAGCCGACTGCAATAATTGCTCATTCCATTTGGCCGTGACCGGCACGAGCACGCCTTCCAAACTCATGCGCTTGCGGGCAATGTCATCGGCGGTATATCCATTTGCGTGTTTCATCGCGTAGTAAATTTCAACCATCAAGTCATCAAGGTCGGCACACTCGCCTAGAATCTTTTCGACTAGGATGAATGCACCGCCCGGACGCAATCGCTTATAGACGGACCTGACGATTTTCTGCCGGTACTCGATGGGCGTGAATTGAAGGGTCAAGACTGAGAGTACAACCGAAGGCAATACGTTGGGCGGGAGTCCGTTCCGTAAGTCATGCTTCCAGACATTGACTACGCCGTTGTCAATCCAACCTTTGAACCGATCTTTTGCCGCCTGGATCATGGGGTCCGAAACGTCTAGCCCCATGAAACGGTTGGCCGCACCAAAGCGGTCAAGCAGCGGCGCCAGTGCTTCCCCTCGACTGCAACCAATGTCAACGATGTGCGTATTAGGCTGGACGTACCGGGCGGCAACATCCGTCACCGCGGCGCGCATAACATCGTACTGAGGAATCGACCGGGCAAGCATGTCATCGAAACAGGCGGCAACGTCACCATCGAACTGCCATTTATTTCCGGGTTGGACATGATCTATTTGAGTTTGCATAAGACTCCCTCGGCCACCGCGCGGGCGATAGCGGCCATCATTATTGGTGGAACTGCTCGACCGATCCGTTCCCACCGTTGCGCATAGCTGCCGGTCAAGATGAAATCGGCGGGGAAACCTGATAGTCGTTTGACCTCCGCGATGGAAAATTTGCGACATTCAAAGGGGTGGGCTACCCCAGCGGTGTGATTCGTTCCGTTTTTGACAACGATTGACGGACAAGGTGCATCGGGGTCCGGCCTGACCAACTGGAAATATTTGTCCGACTTCGGCCCGCCCGGAGTTAGCTTTTGCCATTCGTCGCCGACCGCGTACCCCGTCATATTTGTTTCCGGTTCAACTTGGGGCGGTTGGATCGTATCGTCGGCCAGCCAGGGCAACGCCTCAGAAATTGAATAACGATACGACAACGGTTTGGGGTGGACCGGCTCAAGATTCAAGTCAGACCGGACCCCACAAAAGATTAGACGCTGGCGAGCTTGCGGTACGCCTAGCCACTGAGCGTCTAAAACGTTGGCCGCGACTCGATACCCCGCCCCTTTAAGTGCCGCGAGGATTTCAATGAAATATCCCTTTGCAATCCCTCTCGCCAACCCCGCGACATTCTCCGCAATAAATGTCCGCGGCTGAATCCCCTTGAGCAATCGGACGAATTCAAAAAACAAATCGTCAGTCCGTTGCCGAGTATCGCTATATGACCGCACCTCGCCCCAATGAGCCGACCGCTTGCCCGAAACGGAAAATGATGCGCATGGGGGCGAGCCGTCCAACAGATCCAATTCCCCCGCGCTGAGTTTGCAAGCTGCCAATACCTCGTCAGGCTGGACCTGGCGAATATCGCGGGGGTCAATGATCGTCGAGGGTGAGCAATTAGCGCGGTACGTCTCAAGCGCCGCGGGGATGAATTCATTTGCGTAGGCGACTTTGAATCCGGCCATGCGATAGCCGAGACATGATCCACCGGCCCCTGAAAAAGTTGACGCTACCGTAAAGCCGTTCCAAGGTACGGCCGCAATCTCGGCCATGGTGGGAATTGAATAAGGGGGCTTGTCGGTTGCGGTACTCATCGGGTTGCCCCCGGATTCGATAACCATTGCGACGGGTCTAGTTGTAATGGTTGCCGCTGGTAGATCGGTACGGTCAACGAATCCATGGCCGTAGCCGGGGAAGTAGCGCAGCCCAGGAATGGGTAAACCGGAGTCGCGTTGCACCCATAGCCGCATATCATTCATCCCCCGGGGCCGATGATCCTGACCATCGGTAGTGACATTTGGGACACTCGAATTGCGTTTCGATATTTTCGTCAACTACGGGAAAATCAGCAGGTGCCTCAACCGTTGCCGTCCGGTCAATCAATTCCGAAATTTCATCAAGGCTAAAACCGGCTGAAACCGCTAAGTCCGCATTCTCACATTTCAACGCGGTAAGAATTTCGACCAGAGCCTTTTCATCAAATTCAGAACTGTCAGCACTGCGGTTATCAACAATTGAAAATGCCGTTGCCTCACTGCCAGTTAATTCGGTTTTGACAACTTGGATTTCGGTCCAGCCAAGCGCCTTTGCGGCTTCAAGTGTTCCATTTCCCGCGCGAACGATACCCCGCGAGTCAACTACTAACGGCTTCTGCTGGCCGAACCTACTCAAGCTGCCTTTGATGGTTTCGATGTTTCGTTCCGGATGGACGCGGACGTTAGCCGGGTCGGGTTGGATCGAATCAATTGGCACCGTTTCAATAACCATCTGATGCTCCTAGACAGGCCGTTAGTGGCAGCGATTCGTGCGTTTCCGCTGTTTGAATGTCCGATCCGATTCAACCCACCCACCTACCCCCGGAAACTTGACGGAATAAAAGGAAGGCGGCGGGACGGTGGTTCTATCTGCTACTTTCTAGCTTTTTTATGCCCCTACCCCCGCGCATATAGGGTCTGACGCGCCGGTTTGTGGGCACTGTTTCCTACGCTTTCCGCGCGGCTTGCCATAACGAATCGGCTGCCACGCCGTCCACAACTCATCGACATGGCGCATGGTCCATTCGGCGTCAACATTTGTACTGCGCGGGATGCCGGTCAAATCCATATCCATCACGATGCCCTCGGCATAAGAAACAAGTTTGATCCTTTCGGTGGGCGCCAGTCCTCGCATCGCCTTGAGTTTTAATTGACGAGCCTTGTCAAATGGCACGAGCGGTAGCGGTACATCATCATCCGCCAACCAGCACCATGACCGATTCCATATCAGGTTGGATATAGTCTTTGAACAAACGCCAAATGCGCTGGCGATGCTTCGCGTGGTGAAGTACCAGCTAAGTGAGCGGATATGTTGAACCTGCTCCACTGACAGTTTTGCGGCGCTGCGCGGTTTCAAGTTATTCATTGTTCAGCCCCGCATCCGCGTAAACCGCTTCAATCTTGCCTATACGGGTCTCTGTGAGAGGTTCCGCACCGCTTTCATTTGGTACAACGCAACCAGCCGGGTCAGTCACATAGACCATCGCCCAACCGCGTTCAACGTCGAATGCAATGCAGAATGGAAGCTCCGCGCCGTCACAGGATACGCGGATTGGCTTAGGCGGCATGGAATCGCGTACATCACCACGCAATAAATATGGGTCAGTGTTCATTCGTCACCCCGCGGCGTCCACGCCAGCCATAGCTTTGCCTCAACCATGTCCCGTTCCCCCGCGCTAACCGTGGACGCCAAACGCTTGGCATAGTTGATTTGATCGGTTTTGCGGTTATGGATCATGTTTCGCAGACTCCGCAGCCGCAACGTCATAGCCTGTTCAATTGTCAACGGCGGTAGATCGCCGGTTATGAGCGGATCGCAATCTAATTTCATTGATCGAATGGACCCGAATGGAATGGAATAAATGGGGCCAATGGATTGAGCCGTAAAGCCGAGCCGATAGAGCGCGATGATATGCCGGAGTATGTCATTTGAGATTGTAAGCGGATGAACGTGATTGGCCCCGGCCGGCAATTCGTTGACTCCCGTTGTCTTTAGATTCGTAGTCACAGCGGTATGACAATTCCGACACGACGCCCGGAAATTATTCGGATCAAGTCTAGCCCCGCCTTGTGTGATGGGTATGCGGTGATCGGTCAACGATGCGGCGAGCGTACAATCTGGTCCGCGAATCTCACAAATCGGATGCTCGGCTAAATAATGCTTGCTAGCCTTTTTCCATTGCGCGTTGTAACCCCTTTCGGCAGCAGTACCGCGACTTTGATCGTAGCTCGGCGGCTCGATAAGCGGTTGATGTTGCGGGGGCGAGTAAGGCATAAGTTATCCCCACGACCCCACGACCCGAATGTGCTGTGGCACTGGGTTGCCACCTGGGGCCATGAAATAAAATAAGAACGAGTAAACCCCTGGAAGCCACTGCGGATCGCCCGGCCCCGGCAAGAAAAACGACTGTGCCCCGCTCGGCGGAATTGGCGACTGCGATTGGCTCAAACCGTCCGCGTAAAGCATTTCCTCATAGGGGAGAAGTTGCGCCGGCGGTGCCCCCGCTGCCGCGCGATACCAAACCTCGCAAACCAGCGGCACCGCCCCATCCGACGATGCTTCAAACGACATACTCTTAACGCATCCACTCGGCTGGATTTCCAATCCCGCAACGGTTGTAAATTCGCCAACCAAAGGCGTGATTCCTTGACTGTCTGTGTCGAATTGATTGCTCATGGTTGACCTCAATTAAACAACAGCGGCCGGTGGCCAATGAACGAAAGCCACCGGCCGCGTCTCTGGAGGAGAAGTATATATCTCATCGACTTCTATGGGACGATCTTTAGTAAAATGGAAGAATGATTCTAATGTTCTCAACTAATCACCTAGTCACCTAGTCATCTAATCACCTAATCAACTAATCACCTAATTAACTATGTAAGCTATCAACTCATCTAAACTATCAATCACCGACAACTCCAACAATTCAATAGATGTATAGTCGGCGCAGATTATTCGCGTAATTACCCATCTTGCCAATATCCATCGGGGGTTTCTAAAGTAACTCGGTAGGAGCTATATTCCGCAATCTATAGAACAATCTGGATGAACGTTAAAGATTGCCCCGGCCAATGTCCGAACAATTCAATATGCTGTTCCTGCGGCATTTTGGCCCGGAGAAATGACGAATCAATTTACGCCTTCTCCGGGCGGATCGAGGCCCCATCGCAGGAACGATGGGGCTTTTTGTTTTTCCACACCGGAGGAGTCATGGCAAATCCAATTCAAAGTTTCGCTGCCCAGCACTGGGTTATAGGGCGGGGCTACAGGGCGTTCCCCCGGTGGTTTGGCGATTCCGACTTTTGGAAATCACTGTGCGCCGATCATAGGGCGGTCCTTCACGAGCTTTACAACAAAATAGCGAGCCAGCCAACCCCATTCGGGGATAGCGGCTTCACGGTGCAGAGGGGACAGTGGCCAGTGAGCTATGAAGCGCTTGCAAAAGACGCCGGAGCCTCAAAACAGCAAACGCGCACGGCGATAGAAAAAGCGAAGGCTGCGGGGATAATCCAACACAGTCTAATTTACATCAGCAAGCATAAACTAACACGGGGTCTAAACCTCTTTAGTTGGGTTGATTTCGATAGTTATGATACGCCCAATACGCCGCCTAACATCACGGTTAACACCGCGGCTAACATCACGGGTAACACGGCGGTTAACACCGCGGTTAACACCATAATACACAATAGTAATACACACGTGACTAATACACCGCTACTCAATACACCAATGGATAATACCCGAAGGGAAGACTTAACGGTGGCTGCGCCCCCGTTGTTGCCCCTGCCGGGGGCTGGCGCTTCCGCGGGAGAAAATGACCTAGATGAAGAAGGAGAAGAAGTTGATGAAGATGCGGGTCAAGTAGCTACTTGTTCCGCGGAAAGACAATCATTTGATCCAATCAACGGTCTTACCCCTAAAGACGTAGCTAGAATTTTAGCGTCCCATGAATCTGTCCGTGATTGGTTGCTCTATGGTATGGATGGTGTGAATGAGAAGGATGAGGCGAAGCGGAAGTTATTGCCCCCTGCGATATGGAACTGGCGCCGGTTCGTAGTTGATTTCAAATCCGAGCCTACAACCGAAGCAAGTTTGGGGCTAAGAAGTTGGACTGTACAATCATGGGTAGGCTTTTATTGGTATCGCGTTTCGTTCTGGCGGAACGAGCGCGGGATAGCTCAAGGATTGCCGAAATTCGCAAAGCTGTGTAGGATCATTGAGAATCTCACGCAGCAACGTACCCCTATGCAGATGTATTTGCTCATTAGCGGCCTCACTCAACATTTCGATTTGCTTTGCTGCATGCTACGCGGGATTGGAGACGGGATACAGCTAGATGAATCGACGCTAGACCATCCGCACATGCGACCCGCTGTGGATTATTTGTTGGCGGCAAGTGAAACTAAGCGAGAGGAGTATTACAATATCCACGCGGCAAAGATTGCGGAAAGATGGAAAGCGTATCATCGTCCGCAAAGCTAATAGGAGCGATTCTAAGAGATTGAAGGAAATAAACCGGCAACCCCCCGTCGCGGGGCGGATCATTTAATCGGGTATTAAATAACGGGGTTTGTAGGCAGTTTACCAATGGAGGTTCAAATGGATACCGCAAAAGCGTTGAAAGTGCTTGAAGCGATTGAAGACCTTGCCAAGCAATTGCAGGATGTGGCTAAGATTGACAACCCGATCCATGGGGTTGTTGATTCCCTTGGACGGCGTTTGACGATGCACGTCGGCGAGTTGCGACGGATCGTCAAGGGTGAGAAAAATCAACCCTATCGGCCCCTGGTGGAAGGATGGATGCCGACCGGGGGCGGGGAGATACCGGACGTGATACCGGAGTTGAAGTCGGGGGTGATTAAAGGTTGACGGGGCGGCCCTAGGGGATAGATTGAATGACATGAAATACAATGGTCCATGTCCATGTTGCAAAAAATCAGGCTATCCAAGAAAGTTGGACGAAGGGTTGCGGTGTAGCCGCGATCACTGCTTCCAATTGGTTGAGGAAAACGGCGAGCCGATGCTTGAGGTAGTCAAGTCGTCTGATAAGGGCTGCCTCGTCGGCGAGCGGTTCAAAATCCCGAAACCAACGATAGTCACCAATTCCCCCGCGGCGGAATCATTGAAGCAGGCCATTTACGAGAAGTTGAAATCTGGGGAATTGGAAGTCACCATCGAGGATGGGGACGTATTGGTGCAATGGCGAATCGAAAAGCCGTTCCCTTACAAGGGTATTGAGAAAGTCCCCGGATATAGAATTGCGAATGTTGATGCCGAATCAATAATTCAATTAGGCAAGGAAATTGCGGATCGCTTCATGCGGAGAAGTGCGAATGATTTGAAGAATTTGAAACCCAAAAGCGAAAAAAAGAAGCCTCCGAAGCGCCGCGACTAGGAGTACAATTATCCATCAATGACTTCGCTTACCCTTGGCGGTTGGCGCATAAAACGCATCGTGGATCGCCTGGCAGGCGGGGGCGACGAATTGAGGTTGACGCCTTAGGTAATGGTCAGATGCCCCGGGGAGCCGGTGGCCAGCTAGAACCCGCGCTTGATCCAAACTGACGGTGCAGGCGATTGAGAATCCCGCATCGCGGAGCATCCCGAACGTGATTTCAGCCCCCAGCCCCGCGGCTCGGCGGTATTTGCGCCATGAGTCCAAGCATGACCAGACGGTATAGGATCGGACGCAGGTATTGAAGATGTAATCACCGCGACGGGGAATCGCTTTGATGGCCTTGAGGGTTTCCGGCCAGAGACACGCCACGCGGCTGACCGATGTTTTTGGTCGGCGTGTCACAAGCTCGCCGGTTGATAGGTCAATTTCATCCCACTTCAACGCGGAAACCTCGCCGCCGTACATCGCCGCATTGATTGACGTTAAGAGCATGGCCGCGAACGTATCATCCCCCGCCTCTACCGCCGCCTTGTGAATCTTCCAAAACTCAACAGGCTTGATCGGGTGGGGGTCAAGCGGGGTATGGTTTTTGATTTCCAACATCGCTGTTATGTCTAATGCTCGGCGGCAGTCCTCAACGCCCTGGCCCCGCTTGATCGCGTAGGCAAGGATCGTGCGGACCTTGCGGTATCGGTGAAGGATGGATTTTGGCGATAGACCGTTCCCCGTGATTTTCTTTTCGTAGGCCCCTACATGCTCGTGGGTCAACTCCCTTACGGTTGCGATACCCGCAACGCGGACAAACTCATTCCAGAATAACCGGCTTCGGCCCGCCTCGTTGATGCTAAGTCCGGGTTTGTTCGCGTATAGCTCCCCTATCTGTTTTAACGTCGGCGACGGGGTAGGCCGCTGGGCATCCTCTAACCAGCCCAACTTTTCGATACCGACTCGTTGGGCTACCCATTTCGGTTGAGTCAAAATCTTTTCCCGCAGCCACGCCCATTGAGCATCGGATAATGAATCGTCAGTGACAACCCAAAGGCCATCATTGACCGAGGGCTGTTCGATAGTGGCTTTGACTGACCCGCCTTGGACGTGAGCGCGGGTCATAACGTCTTTGAATACCGCGCTCCATGTCGCGTGAGCCTTCGCATGGCCGATGTTGGATTGTGGATTCCGCTTCGCTTCAATCTCACGGAAACGCGCGACAGCCAAGCGTTCATCCGGTTCGGTATACTTCACCGCATCGGGTCCGGATACTTTCCATCGGCCGTCCGCGAGTCGCGCGAGCCCGTCGATTTTCTCACCCCAACTTGTTCGATAATACGCCGTTGGACGGCCCTTTTTTGCGATGGATTTTGTCAT